ATGCGCTTGTTCAATTTCAAGCCCGCGCGGGCGACCGCGCGGCCGGCGCTGACGCGCGCCTTCGGATCGATGCCGGCGCCGCATGGCGATTGGCCCTCCACTTACGAAGCGCAGGTGCGCGCCGCCTATCTCGGCAATGCCGTGGCGCAGCGTGCGGTGCGGATCGTCGCGGAGGGCGCCGGCAGCATCGCGATCGATGCGACGCCGGACGGGCATCCGGCCGCGGCGCTGATCGGCGATGGGCTGATCGAGACGATCGCGACGCACATGCTGCTTCACGGCAACGCCTATGTGCAGATCGTCGGCGATGCCGATGGCATGCCGGCGATGCTGTTCGCGTTGCGGCCCGAGCGCGTCACCGTCGAGCCCGATGCGAGCGGCTGGCCGGCCGCCTATTGCTATCGTGCGGCGGGGCAGGCGATGCGGATCGCCGCCGTTGCGCCGGATGGGCGGCCGGGGCTGGTGCATGTCCGTGCCGCCCATCCGATCGACGATCATTATGGGCTCGGCAGTCTCGCCGCGGCGTCGGGCCCGGTCGCGATCCACAATGCCGCGACGCGCTGGAACAAGGCGCTGCTCGACAATGCGGCGCGGCCGTCCGGTGCGCTGGTCTACGAGCCCGGCGAGCCGGGGGCGACGCTCACTGCCGATCAGCTCGAGCGGCTACGCGCCGAGATGGATGCGAGCTTTGCGGGCGCGGGCAATGCCGGGCGGCCGATGCTGCTGGAAGGCGGGCTGAGATGGCAGGCGCTGAGCCTGTCGCCCGCCGACATGGATTTCATCAACCTGAAGGCGGCGGCCGCGCGCGAGATCGCGCTCGCCTTCGGGGTGCCGCCGATGCTGCTCGGCCTGCCCGGCGACAACACCTATGCCAATTATTCGGAGGCCAATCGCGCGCTGTGGCGGCTGACCATCCTGCCGCTCGCCGGCAAGATCGTGGCGGCGCTGGGAAACGGCCTTGCGGCGTGGTGGCCGGATCTAGCGCTGGCGATCGATCTCGATTCGATCCCGGCACTGGCGAGCGATCGCCAGGCGCTGTGGACGCAGCTCGCCGACGCCGATTTCCTGAGCGACGACGAAAAACGCCAGATGCTCGGCTTCGGGCCGAGGGCGGTGTGAAGCCCTCTCGTGCTCCTGCGAAAGCAGGAGCCCAGGGCGGCAAGCGCGGCGCTCGTGGCTCTGGGCTCCTGCTTTCGCAGGAGCACATCCAAACTGGAGAAACGGTATGACCCCCGACACCGAAAGCACGCTGGTCTCCCGGCCTCCTGCCGCTGGCGCCGACGTGCGGGCAATGCACCGCCGTGCTCCTGCGAACGCAGGAGCCCAGGGCTACACGCGCGGCGCCTGTGGCTCTGGGCTCCTGCTTTCGCAGGAGCACGGGGAAAGGGGCGCGAGATGACCCTTCGCTTCGCCGGTTACGCCGCCTTGTTCGACAAGATCGATCGTGGCGGGGATGTGATCCGCAAGGGTGCGTTCGCGCGTGCCATCGCCAGCGGGCAGGGGGTGCCGTTGCTCTGGCAGCATCGCCCTGAACGCCCGATCGGCCGGATCGAGAGCCTTGCCGAGGATGCGCGCGGGCTGCGCGTGATCGGGCATCTCACCCCCGGCGCCAACCACGCCGCCGATGCCGCCGCGCTGCTGCGCGATGGCGCGGTGGGCGGGCTGAGCTTCGGCTATCGCGTCCGCGCCAAGGCACCGCGCCCGCCTTATGGCCGCACGATCACCGATCTCGATCTGATCGAGGTCTCGCTGGTCACCTTCCCCATGCAGCCCGGAGCGCGGGTCCATGCCGTCCACGAGGAGGACACACATGTCTGAGGAGAATAGAATGTACGAGACCAAGAACGATCCGCTGGAAGCGAGCTTCGCCGGCGCCGAGGATATCGCCGAGCTGCGCGCCGGCATGGCGGATCTGAAGGCGAAGCTCGATGCCGGCACCATCGCCGCTGCGCGCGCGCCGCTGTCCGGCGCCGCCGCGCCCGAGACCAAGCAGTTCGTCGATCGCTATCTGCGCCACGGCAACACCGCGGGGATCGAGGTGAAGGCGGTGGACGGCACCGGCGGCAGTTCGGGCGGTTATGCGATCCCCCACGAGATCGATGGCGCGATCGCCTCGACCCTCGCCTCGATCTCGCCGATCCGCGCGGTCGCCAATGTCGTGACGGTGGGATCGTCGGGCTATCGCAAGCTGGTGACGACGGGCAGCACCGCCTCGGGCTGGGCGGCCGAGAATGCCGCACGCGCCGAAACCGCGACGCCGACCTTCAACGAAGTCGCGCCGCCGATGGGCGATCTGTTCGCCAATCCCGCCGCCACCCAGGCGATGCTCGACGATGCGGCCTTCGATCTCGAAGCCTGGCTGGCGGGCGAGATCGCCTATGAGTTCGCCCGGGCCGAGGGCGCCGCCTTCGTCAACGGCGACGGCGTCAACAAGCCCAAGGGCTTCCTGCAGGCGCCGAAGAGCAATGCGGAAGACGGCGCGCGCGCGTTCGGCACGCTGCAATATCTCGCCACCGGCGCCGACGGCGCGTTCCCGCCGAGCGAGCCCGAGAATATGCTGATCGATCTCGTCCAGTCGCTGCGTGCGCCCTACCGGCAAGGCGCGGTGTTCGTGATGAACGCGACCACGCTTGCCGCCATCCGCAAGATGAAGACGGGCGTGGGCGAGTTCATCTGGTCGCCGGGTATCGCCGTGGGCCAGCCCGATACGCTGCTCGGTTATCCGGTGGTGGAGGCGGAGGACATGCCGGATATCGGATCGGGCACCACGCCGATCGCCTTCGGCAACTTCAAGGCCGGCTATCTGATCGCCGAGCGCGGCGAGACGGCGATTCTGCGCGATCCGTTCAGCCACAAACCCTTCGTTCACTTCTACGCAACCCGCCGGATCGGCGGCACCGTGCAGAATTCGGAGGCGATCAAGCTGATCAAATTCTCGGCCTCCTGATGACCTGGCGCCCGCGCGATTGGGTTCGCGCGGGCGCGTTTTCCTTGACGCTACAAGCGCGGATCGAAACTCCGTTCGCACTGAGCGCCGTCGAAGTGCGTGCCCCAAGCGCGGCGCTCGCTGCACGTCCTTCGACTTCGCTCAGGACGAACGGGGTGACTTTGCGCGCAATGCTCCAGCCTGCCGGAGTTCCCCCATGCCGATCCCCATTTCCCCGGCGCCACCCGAAGCGGTGGCCGACGCCAAGGCCTATCTGCGCATCGACGGCAGCGACGAGGATGCGCTGCTGGCAACGCTCACCGAAGCCGCGATCGATGTGTGCGAGCATTTCGCCGGGCTCTCCGTCGATTGGTCCACATCGCCGGCCCCGCTGCGCCAGGGCATCGTCCGCCTCGTCGCTTATTTCTACGCGCATCGCGATGCGGCGGACGATGCCGGCCCGCCCGCCGCCGTCGCTGCCCTGTGGCGGCCCTATCGTCGGATGCGGCTGGCATGAGCGGCGAATTCGCCGGCGCGCTCACCCAGCGCGTCGTGATCCTGCGCCGATCGGCCGATCGGGACGATCTTGGCGGCGCGGATGGCGGCTGGACGGCGATCGCCGGCGCCTGGGCGGCGATCGCACCCGGCGCGCCGGCCCGCTGGGGGGAGGGCGATCGTCCTGCCGCGACGCCCCGCTGGCGGGCGGCGCTGCGCAGCGGGACCGACGTGGCGCCGGGCGATCGGCTGCAATGGCGGCTGCTGCTGCTCGCGGTGCGGACGGTCGAGGCCGATCCCGCTGCGCCCGATCGGCTGACTCTGACGCTGGAGGAGGAATGATGACCGATATCCGTCTGTCGCCCGCGGTCGCTGCGGCATTGGCCGGCGCCGAGGCGCGCGTCGCCGCGGCGATCGCGGCCGAGGTGCCGGCCGACGTGCAGGTGTCGCTCGTCGAGGGCGGCATCGCGCTGTCCGGCCGCAATCTGTCGATCCGGTCGTTCACCGACGCGCGGCTGCGCGACTTTGCGGAGCTGGTGCGATGAGCACCGCCGCGCAGGCGCTCCAGCGTGCGCTCGTGGCAACGCTTCGTGCGGCACCGTTCGCGGATGCGCTGACCGGTATCTACGATGGCCCGCCCGCCCATGCCGTCTATCCCTATGTCGTCCTCTCGGACGGATCGACTAGCGATTGGAGCCACAAGAGCGGGCGCGGGCGCGAGCATCGCCTGTCGATCGCGATTTGGGACGATGGCCGCACGCCGGCCCGGCTTCACGATCTGCTCGCCCGTGCCGAGGATGTGATCGAGGCGATGCCGCGCGCGCTCGACGGCCACCAGATTGCAGGCCTGCTCTTCCTGCGCGGCCGCATCGTCCGCGATCCGGCCGGGCCCTGGGCGGGGCGGCTGGATTATCGCGTGCGGACTTTGGAAACCTGAAATGCTCCCCCGGCGGAAGGATTTTCCGCCCCGTCAACATTCCAAAAAGGAGACTCTCCATGCCCGCAGAACGCGGCAGCGCCTTCCTGCTCAAGGTCGGCGACGGCACCGCCACGCCGGTTTATTCCACCGTCGCCGGCCTGCGCACGACGCAGCTTTCGATCGCCGGCGAACAGGTGGCGATCACCAACAAGGATAGCGGCGGCTGGCGCGAACTGCTCTCCGGCGCGGGCACGCGCAGCGTCTCGGTGGCGGGGAGCGGCGTGTTCACCGGATCGGCCGCCGAAGCGCGGTTGAAGGCCAATGCGCTCGCCGGCACGCTCGACGACTATCAATTGAGCTTCGAGAGCGGCGAGACGATGCGCGGCCGCTTCCTGCTCACCAAGCTGGATTATTCGGGCGATTTCAACGGGGAGCGTGCTTACACGGTGGCCTTGGAATCCTCCGGCCCGGTGGTGGCGGCATGAGCGATCCCGCAAACCCCGCGCGTGGCGAGACCGCGCTGACGATCGGCGATCGGACGCTCACCGTCCGCCCGAGCTTTGCCGCGCTGGTCGCCGCCGAGCAGGAGGTCGGGCCGCTGTTCGCGCTGGTCGAACAGGCCGCCGCCGGCACGCTGACGCTGGCCGATACGGTCACGCTGATCTTCCACTGCCTGGTCGGCAAGCCCGATGCGTTGACCAGCGAGAGTTTGGGCGAACAGATCGTCGAGGCCGGCATCGCGGTGGTCACGCCGGTGCTGCGGACCCTGCTCGGCCAGATCGTGAAGGGGTTGTGAGCGTCAAGCTCTCGGCCCCAACACCCTCGCCCCCGACACCAGGACGGGCTGCAAGCGTCGCGCCTGAGGCCCGCACTTCGACTTCGCTCAGTGCGAACGGGGGCGTTTCGCGGACAAAGCAGTCCGTCTCGCCGGGCTTGCCGGTGCGCTGGCGGGCTGGCGGCCGGACGAGTTCTGGCGCGCCACGCCGGCCGAATTGGAAACGGTGTTGGCCGCGCTCGCCGGGCCACCCGCGCCGGCGCCCCCCGATGCCGCGATGCTGGCGGCGCTGAAGGAGCAATTTCCCGATGGATGAGACGGTAGAAACGCTGATGATCGGCGTGCGCGCCGATACCCAGGCGTTCGCGGCCGATGTCGGCACGATGCAGGCGTCGCTGCAGGCTTCGCTCGGCACGGGCGCGGACAAGGCGGCGACGCTGATCGAGAATGGCCTGGCGCGCGCCGTGCGATCGGGCAAGCTGAGCTTCGCCGATCTCGAGCAGGCCGCGCTGTCGGCGCTGTCCGAAATCGCCGCGCAGGCCGTGAAGAGCGGGCTTGCGGCGCTGTTCGGCGGCAGCGGCGGTTCGAGCGGCGGCGGGCTGCTGTCGCTCGGCACCAGCCTATTGACCGCATTGTCCGGTGCGCCCGGTCGCGCCATCGGTGGACCGGTCTCCCCGGGGCGCCCCTATATGGTGGGCGAACAGGGGCCGGAGCTGTTCGTACCGACTTCGGCAGGCAGCATCGCGACGGGTGCATCGGCGCCGGCGCGCGACGTGCGCGTGGCGATCAGCATCGCTGCGCCGACCGGCACCGAGCCGCGCGCGCTCGCCCAATCGAGCCGGCAGGTGGCGCGTGCGGTTTCTCGCGCACTCGCTCTGGCGGATCGCTGATCATGGGCTGGTGGCTGGCGACCGATGCGGATGCCGTGCGGGCGAGACGCCAGGCCGGCGGGTGGATCAAGCGCTTCGATCCGCGCTTCTGGACGGTCAATTTTCCGCGCCCGATGATGGCCGGCGTGACGACCGCCGACGGCCAGGCGCTGCGCGTCGATGCCGTCTTCTATCGGACGGACGATCTGGCCGGCCTGATCTGGGAAGCGGCGGACACGATCGATCATCCGCTGCTCCGGTACGAGACGGCGCGCGATTTCCGATCCTGCACGCTGGCTTTCCGCTGGCGCGCGTCCGGCTTGATGCCGCTCGATGCCATCAACGGCCCGACGCTGACGATCGAGGGGCGCGATGCCGCCGGCGCCGCGAAGAGCTGGTACGTGCGGCTGTGGAACTATGCGGAGGGCGCGCCCGACGATGCGCTGATCCGGCTCGATTTCGGGGCGATGGACGGCGGGTTCGGCCTGCCCGCCGATGCCGATCCGGTATGGGCGGGCGATATCGATCGGCTGTTCATCTCGCTCGTGCCGCCGGGCTATACCGGCATCACGGGCGAGCTGGCGTCACCGGCGGAGGCCTGGGTCGAGCTCAGCGGCATGGTCTGCGACGGTGCCGGCTCGACGCTGGCGATCGGCGACGGCCTCGTCCCGCCGCACGGGCTGATGATCGCGACCGGCTATGACGACGCCTACAACCAGACCCCGGCGCGCGTGCTGCGCCAGATCCTGGCGCTCGGCTATCGCGGCGCGATCGATCATTATGTCGGCATGAGCCATTATTTCCGGCTCGAATGGAATGCCGGGGCGGGGCTGCATCTGATCAGCCTCGCGGGCGGAACGCTGAATGTGGCAGCCGAGGCCTGGCATCGCGATTTCCTCGAGCGGGCGTCGGCCTTGGGTTACGAGGTGATCCTCTCGCTCTCCTACGAACTGCTCGACCAGCATGTCTGGAACGATTGGAAGCAGCGCGCGGCGGACGGCTCGCCCGCACTGACGGGGTGGGACCCGCCCTCGACGTTGCTGTCGCCGGCCAGCGACGGTGCCATGAATTATCTGCGGACGGTGACCGCCGCCTTCGCGACGCTGAGCGCGGCGGCGGGGCCGGTGCGTTTCCAGGTCGGCGAGCCCTGGTGGTGGACACGCGCCGACGGCACGATCTGCCTGCACGACGATGCCGCGCGCACCGCGCTGGGTGCGGGCGTCGATGGCGTGACCCATCTCATCGGCCCGCTCGATGATGCGCAGAAGGCGGTGCTCGATGCCGCTGGGGCATTGCTCGCCGCGTCCACGGCGGCGATCGGCGCGACGGTGCGGGTGGTGGCGCCGGACGCCGAGCTGTCGCTGCTCACCTATCTGCCGACGGTGCTCGATCCGCGCATGCCCGAGGCGGTGCGCGTCAACATGCCGGTCGGTTGGGCGAGCCCGGCCTTCGATCGCCTGCAGCTCGAAGATTATGACTGGGTGCAGGCCGGCGACACCGGGGCCAGCGCGCGCGGCGTCGCCTTCGCGACCGCGCGGCTGGGCTATCCGCCGGACAAACAGGATTATTTCTCCGGCTTCGTGCTGAACGCATCCGATGCCGCGACCTTCTGGCCGCGGATCGAGGCGGCGGCACGCGCCGGGCAGGCGCGGGGGGCGGCGCGCGCCTTCCTCTGGGCGCTGCCGCAGGTGGCGCGCGACGGCTTCACGGTGTTCGATCTGGGGGAGGGGGATGTGCAGGCCTTCGATGATGTGGATTTCCCGCTGGCGCTAGGCCGCGAAGCGAGCGTGACGCCGGCTTTCTCGACCGCGATTGTGACGACCGCAGCGGGCGTGGAACAGCGCAATGCGGATTGGGCCGACGCGCGCCTGCGCTTCGATGCCGGGCCGGGCGTGCGCTCGGAAGCGGATATCGCGACCTTGATCGCCTTCTTCCGGGCGCGGCGCGGAGCAGCCCGCGCCTTTCGGTTCCGCGATCCCTTCGACGCGAGTTCCGGCTCGGCGGTGCCGACCCCGCTCGATCAGGTGCAGGGAATCGGCGACGGCACGATGACGAGCTTTCCGCTGATCAAGCGCTATGGCGAAGCCGACGAGGCGCAGGTTCGTCGCATCACGCGGCCGGTCCCGGCGAGCCTGCGCGTCGCCGTTGGGGGCGTGGCGCTCGCGACCGGTTGGTCGCTGCTCGATGGCGGCGTCGTCTCGTTCGTGACTGCGCCCGCATCCGGGGCCGAGGTGACGGCGGGCTATCTCTTCGATGTGCCCGTTCGTTTCGCCGAAGACAGCCTGGAGGTCAGCCGCGCCACCTTCCTGGCAGGCGATGCACCGAGCGTGCCGCTGATCGAGGTGCGGGAAGCATGAGCGTGGCCTGGCTCGATGGCGCGCTGACCACGATGGCGTTGTGCTGGCGGCTCGATCGGCCCGACGGCGTGAGCATCGGCTTCACCGCGCACGATCGCGATCTGACGATCGGCGGCGTGGTGTACCGCGCCAGCCCCGGCATGATCCCCTCCGCGATCCGCCAGTCGGATGGGTTCGATGTCGATACGCTGGATGTCGAGGGCGCGTTGACCCACGACGCGATCACCGCGGACGATCTCATCGCCGGCCGCTGGGACGGTGCCGCGCTGACGGTGTTCGCCACCGACTGGGCCGATCCCGCCGACACCCGCGTCATCGCGCGTGGCGAGATCGGCGATGTCTCGATCCGCGATGCCGCCTTCACCGCCGAACTGCGCGGGCCGACGGCGCTGCTGGAACGACCGGTGGTGGAGCAGACGTCGCCCGATTGCCGCGCGCAACTCGGCGATCGGCGTTGCCGCGTCGATCTCGCGCCACGCACCTGCTTCGCGCGGATCGTGGCGGTGGCCGACGAGGTGCTGACGCTCGATACCGCCGAACCCTCCGCCAATGCCTATGCCTATGGCCGGCTGCGGTGGCTGGACGGGGAGAATGCCGGGCTGGCGGCGGCGCTGATCGGATCGGCCGGCACGACGATCACGCTGCGCGATCCGGCGCCCTTCGCCATTGCGGTAGGGGCGCGGGTGGAATTGCTGGAGGGATGCGATCGGCTGCTCCAGACCTGCCGCAGCCGCTTTGCCAACGCCGCCAATTTCCGGGGCGAGCCCTATCTGCCCGGCATCGACCTGCTGACGCGCTACGGCACCGATTGATGGCGCACCAGGACGCGGCGATCGTCGCTGCGGCGCGCGCCTGCCTCGGGGTTCGCTTTCGGTTGCACGGGCGGTCGCAGGCCGGGCTCGATTGCGTCGGGCTGGCGGCGCTTGCTTATGGGCACGATCGCATTCCGGCCGGCTACGCGCTACGCGGCGGCGATCCCGAACAGGTTGCGCGCGTGATCGAAGGCCTGGGGTTCACATCCGCCTCGGGCGGACCGTGTCCCGCCGATCTGCTGCTGCTCCTCGTCGGGCCCCACCAGCTTCATCTCGCGATCTGCAGCGATCGCGGTTTCATCCACGCCGATGCGCGCCTGCGTCGTGTCGTCGAGGTGCCGGGGCCGCCGCCCTGGCCCGTGATCGGCCGCTGGCGCGCCGTCTGAAGGGATCGATATGGCCACTCTCGTCCTCTCCGCAGTCGGCACGGTCGTCGGCGGCCCGATCGGCGCTGCCATCGGCGCCATGATCGGCAACCAGATCGATCGCGCCATCTTCACGCCCAAGGGTGCCAAAGGGCCGCGCCTCGATAGCCTGGCGGTGCAGGGCTCGTCCTATGGCACCGATCTGCCCAAGCTGTTCGGCACGATGCGCGCGTCGGGATCGGTGATCTGGGCGACCGATCTGCGCGAGACCGCGCTCAGTTCGGGCGGCAAGGGCAAGCCCAAGACCACGACCTTCAGCTATTCGGCGTCCTTCGCCGTCGCGCTTTCCGCGCGGCCGGTGCGCGCCGTCCACCGCATCTGGGCGGACGGGGCATTGTTGCGCGGCGCGGCGGGCGACTGGAAGACCGATCTTGGCGGCTTTCGCCTGCACACCGGGGACGAGAGCCAGGCCGTCGACCCGCTGATCGCCGCGGCCGAGGGCATCGATGCGACGCCCGCGCATCGCGGGCTCGCTTATGCCGTCTTCGAGGATCTGCAGCTTGCCGACTATGGCAACCGCATCCCGTCGCTGAGCTTCGAGATCGAAGCCGATGACGGCGCCGTATCGCTCGCGACGATCGCGGCGATTCTCTCCGACGGCGATGTCGGCGGCACGGGCGGGCCTCTGCTCGGCGGCTATGCGGCCTCCGGCGACAGCCTGCGCGGCGCGATCGAGGGGCTTGCATCGGCGCTGCCGGTATCCTTCGCCGATGGTTCCGACGGATTGGCATTGACGGACGAGACCGGCGATCCGCTGGTCATCGATCCCGCCGCGCTGGGCGCGATGGCGCAAGGCGCCGAGGCAGTGCCCAAGCTGGCGATCGACCGGCAGGCCGCCGGCACGCTCAACGAGGCGCTGACCATCGGCTATTACGATCCCGCGCTCGATTATCAGATCGGATCGCAAAGCGCGCGCCGCGACGTCTCGGCACGGCGGGCAGGCGCCATCGATCTGCCCGCTGCCGTCGATGCCTCTACGGCGCGTAGCATCGTCGAAGCACGGCTCGCGCGCGAATGGGCGGGGCGGAGCAGCGCTCGGCTGGCCTTGCCCTGGCGGCATCTCGATCTCGAAGCCGGCGCGATCGTTTCCGTGCCGGGGCAGAGCGGGCGATGGCGCGTGACCGAGCGCGCGTTCGAGGCGATGGCCCTGACGCTGACCGCACAGCGCCTGCCCGCGACATCCTGGGATGCGCCGCCCGCGAGTGCGGGTTCCGGCCTGGCCCAGCTCGATCTCGTGCATGGGCCGACCACGCTCGCGCTGCTCGATCTGCCGTCGCTCGGCGACGACGTATCGACCAGCCCGACGCTGCTGATCGCGGCGGCGGGCAGCTCGGCGGGATGGCGCAAGGCGGCGCTGACGCTCAGCCTCGACGACGGCGCGAGCTGGCAATCGATCGGAGGAACGGCGGCGCCCGCCGTCATCGGCCAGGCGACGACCGTTCTGAAGGCGGGCGGCAGCGCGTTGCGCGACGAAGCGAACAGCGTCGACATCATGCTGCTCAACGACGCGATGGCGCTGGCGGGAAGCGACACGACGGGCACCTCGGCCACCGCCAATCTCGCGCTGCTGGGCGACGAACTGATTCAGTTCGCGGGTGCACAGCAAATCGGCGCGCGCCTGTTCAGGCTGAGCGGGCTGTTGCGGGGCCGGCGCGGCAGCGAATGGGCGATGCCGGGCCATGCGATCGGCGAGCGCTTCGTGCTGGTAGATGCCGATGCGCTGCTGCCCTGGCCGCTGCCGCTGTCCGCGATCGGGCACGCCGTCCGCGTTTCGGCGAGTGGGGTGGGGGACGCGGAGCCCGTCGATCTTGCCATGACCTTTCAGGCGCGAGCCCTGCGTCCGCCGTCGCCCGTCGCCCTTTTTGCAACGCCGATGCCGGACGATTCGATTGCGGTGTCCTGGACCCGCCGCAGCCGCGCCGGGTGGGACTGGCTCGACGACACCGATGCGCCGTTGGCCGAAGAAGCCGAGCGCTATCAGCTCGTCATATCCCGCTCGGGCGGTACGTCGCTCACGATCGCGACATCGGTTCCATCGGCCACCCTGACGCTTGCGCAGATCGGTGCGATCGGCGGCGCCGGTCCGTTGACGCTCGCGGTCGCGCAGATCGGCACGACGGCCGCTTCCCTGCCGCCCGCCACTCTCACCGTCTCTCCGGGAGCCTGACATGATCGACGCTACCGCTCGCCTCGCGCTGCCCTTCATCGCCTCGGGCCAAGCGCAGAAGGAGCTGTTCCACAACGAGGCAATGGCGCGGATCGACGCGTTGCTGCAGCCTGCCGTCGAATCGGTGGCGCTGGATACCCCGCCCGGCTCGCCGGTGCCGGGCCAGTGCTGGGTCGTCGGCGCGTCGCCGAGCGGCGACTGGAACGGCCAGGCGCTGGCGCTCGCCGCCTATACGGAAAACGGGTGGCGATTCGTCGCACCGCGTGCCGGAATGCTCGTCTGGTCGCTCGCCGATACGCTGCCGGCGATGTTCGATGGCGCGGCGTGGACGCTCGGCGCGCTGCATGCTCGTCATCTCATCGTCGAGGGCGTCGCCGTGGTGGGCGCGCAACAGTCCGCGATTCCCGATCCCAGCGGCGGAACTGCGCCGGATTCGGCCGCACGCGCCGCAATATCGGCAATTCTGACGACCCTTAGGACACACGGTTTGATCGCCTCGTAA